ATTAAACTACATTACAATTCAGATTATGATTTTAACAAATATAATGGTAAAGTTAGTGCATCGTTTGAGAGTTTTCTCAAAAGGTCTGATAAGTTCCAATTCTCTAAGTTACGAAAACAACATGGAGAAACTCTTAAAGACTTCTATATTGCAAACTTTATGCATAAAGACTATTGGATAGGAGATTTATTCGGTGAAGAAGCAAAAGAAAACTACACACAATGGAAAAAGTACAACCAATCTTTACTCTACTGTTTTGAAAAAGATATCAGATATCTACATTCACTTGACACAGTTTTGGGGAATTTATTTGATACTAGTGAGTCTAGTCATCCTATCATTGTTAACAATATTTTATCCAAATCCATATCCTTACCCACTGGAGTATTACTCGATGCCCTTGTTGGATGGAGTTCCAGCGTAAATATAACAGAACAGTATGTCTGGCCTGAACTCAAAAGAAGGATACAAAAGACTCAAGGTTTTATTGGATACAACAATAAAAAGTTAAAAGAAAAAGTACTAGAAATTTATGACAGTTGAAGTATTAGAAAGAAGTAATACACAGAAAGACTTTGTATCCTATTTGAACCTCTCAGAGGGTCATACAGCATATATTATAGGTAATGGGACATCTAGACAGGGATTAGATTTAAATGTCCTTAGCGGGGATGTATGGGGGTGTAATGCACTATATCGTGACTATACACCAGACTATCTCACTATTATAGATGTCAGTATTATGGGTGAGTGTTGTCAATCAACATATCCAAAATATAATCACTGTTATTTTTCTGGTGAATGGGATGACCCATTAGGACATGAAGAATACAATATAATTAAACAAACAATGGGTGTTCCAGTAAGAGAATGGATAGACCCAAGTCATTCTAAAGTGACTATGCATGGAAAAGGTAATGGTAATGTCGGTATCCTAGAAATGCAAGCCATAGGAATAGAGGATGACTATAAGATTTCAAAAGTAGGTGGGCCATATGATGACTACCATCTATTTGAAAATTGGTTTTGTGGTACTACTGCAGCTGCAATGGCATCAATGAACCATGACTACAATAATGTAGTCTTTGTTGGATTTGATTCTATTTGGAATTACGATTCGACTAAATATAATAACATCTATGCTGGAACAGCATGTTATGGGACAGAAGACGACCCAGAAAACAACAGACTTGTTGAGACTGGTGACCAAGGTTGGATATCCCAGACAGACCAACTAAAAGTTTTAGTTGACAGATTTCCAAACATAGACTATTATATAATGAAGGATGAATTAAGTGTTTCTCCATTGGATGAATACTTGTTCTAATACAATAATAATAAAATGCAAATATAATGCTAATACGAGGATATAATTATGTCATTTCAAGACTTAAAAAAATCTAGAGGTGGATTCGACACCTTACAAAAAACACTAGAAACTACTTCTGGTGGAACTGAAGCAAAATCATACAATGATGACCGATACTGGAAAATCGATTTAGATAAAACTGGTAATGGTTATGCAGTTGTAAGATTTTTACCTGCGTCTCAAGGTGAAGATATGCCTTGGGTACAATACTTCGACCATGGTTTTCAAGGGCCAGGTGGATGGTATATAGAGAAGTCATTGACTACTCTTAATCAAAAAGACCCAGTATCAGAACACAATACTGAATTGTGGAATACTGGATTAGAGGCAAACAAAGATATTGCTAGGAAACAAAAAAGAAGATTGCACTATGTGTCTAATGTTCTTGTAGTTTCTGACCCAACACATCCAGAGAATGAAGGACAAGTCAAACTGTTCAGATATGGAAAGAAAATCTTTGAAATGTTGAAAGACAAAATGCAACCACAATTTGAGGATGAAACACCAATGAATCCTTTTGATTTGTGGGAAGGTGCAGACTTTAAAATTAAAGTTCGTAAAGTAGATGGTTACTGGAACTATGATAAGTCTGAGTTTGCAACTCCAAAACCATTATCAGATGATGATGCAAAATTGGAAGCAGTTTGGAATAGTCAACATTCTCTAAAAGAGGTGATTGCACCAGACCAGTTCAAATCTTATGATGAACTAAAACAAAAACTCGACAGAGTTTTAGGAATGACAGCATCGACTGCTACTGCAGCTTCAACTGCATCAGACTTTGATGATGTTGCATTTCCAAGTCCAGAACCAACAATTGCAGAACCTACAACTGCTACAACAGATGTAGATGAAGATGAGTCAATCTCATACTTTCAAAAACTTGCAAATGATGTGTAAGGATTGTCAATCCAAAGTAAATTGATTTATAAATATACTATGCACTAAAGGATTGACCTAGGGGACTCGTGTTATTGACGAGTGAGTTATACCAAGTAGGATGGTTGAGGTTTGGGTATACAATTCGAGGTAAGGTATCAAGCGGCAGAGGATATCGGTTAAACTGCGGGGATGAACAACATCAACTGAG